CTGTAAAGCAGCACTTGCCATTTTCTTCATATCTGTTTCACCCTGTACTGCTAAATTACTAAACGCATCAACTGCGGCTGTAAGTGCGGATGTAAGTGTATTTCCAAAACTCATCATTTGAGCCTCAACTGCTATAAATGAGTTCTTAACATCTTCGTTCGTTTCTTTTAATCTTTGGTTATTTGCTGCTGCACTAACTAATTTTGTAGATAGTAAATCTAAAGTAGGCAGCATATTTGTAATGCCTGTAGTTTCTGCAGTTATCGCAGCTACAGGACTTGTACTACCACCTCCAGCGCCACCAATCATTGTAGTTGTTGCAGATTCCGTTGCATCTGTTGGCACTACATTACCGCCTCCTGTTGTTGGTTTAGCCGTAGCGGTAAATAAACTTTTAAATTTACCTTTAAGACTGTCAACCGTTTCCCCTATTGTTTTAAATTCTGCGGCTACTATTCTTTGTTCTTCTTGGTATTTAGTCATACCAGATAAATCAAATAAATCTAATCCTAATGCCTTTTGTAAATTATCTAATTTACCTAAAACAAAAGTAACTCCTTGCATTACGGAGTTTTTAATATTTATCCAAATGTTTTTAAAATTATCGCTAAATGCTTTCCAGTTATCATAAACATATAAAGCAATAGCACCCACCGCCGCAATAGCTAAAGTAACACCAAGTATAGCAGGATTAGCAAGTATTTTTGCAAAAGCACCGGATATAACTGTAGATAGGTTTTTTACCGTAGTCATGATTAAACGAGTAGTACCAATCAATGCACTAAAGGTAGTTATCAATTTTCCTACTATAAATATTGCAGGCCCTAAAGCTGCAACTAATAAACCAGCCTTTACAATAAAGCCCTGCGTTTCCGGATTAAGTGACTTAAATCCATCTACTAATCTTTGCAATCCTGTACTCAATGCTGCTGCAACTGCTTCTAAATTTAATGTTTCGTTTATTGCTTTACCGAGTTCTGCTAATGATGCTCCGACATTATCCCTTAAATTATCAAATGTATTAGCTAAACCACCGTTTGCCCTTTCCAAATTACCTAAAGCACCAACTGATCTTTTTATAAATTCCTCGCTGCTTATTCCAAGTTCTCTGATTCCTTCGGCTGTCACTACGCCAAATTCTTCTTTCATTACCCTCGCAAACTCTGGAAGTCTTTCTTTAATTTGATTAAGATCCTCCTGTGTAACCTTGCCAACTGCGCTTATCTGTGATAATGCTAAAACTACGCCATCAAATTGTTCTGCTCCACCTCCTGCACGCGCTACGGCATTACCAAATTGTGTAATAGTTTCACGAGCTGCATCGGCATTCATACCAACACTTTGTAAAGATGCTGATGCTTTCACAACTTCAGGAAGTGCAAGACCTGGATTTTCGGCAACCTTACGGAGTTTTTCCATCTCTATCCCTGCCTCCTCACTACTTCCCATAATGGCTATTAATCCATTTTGTAGCTTCTCAATGTCGGCAAAGGATTTAAGGGAAGCGGCACCTAAAGCAATAATAGGTAAAGTTAATGACTGAGTTAATGTAGAACCAATGTTCTGCATATTACTGCCAAATCTAGACATACTACGCTCAACCTTTCCAAGTTCTTTGTCAAGATTTGAAACGTCTACACCAAGTTTTAAATTAAGTTTACCTATTGCCATTTATAATTCTTTATCCCATTTGTCAAATATTGACTTGTCAGTATTTGTCAAATTTCTTTTAGTTTCTTTTTTTGTAGGATTCTCCCATGGAAATTCAATCAAATCTTTAGGCTTTAAACTTTTACCTTTTGCCGTATGGACATTTAGTAAAAGCGTTGTTTGCCATCTAATTCGTTCCCATTCTGTTTGTTCCTGTTGTTCAAATTGATTGTTATAACCTTGCATAGCTACAACAACTTCTTTGAAACTCATTTCATAGTATTGCGAAGGAGGAAATCTTAAAACTCCGAAACAAAAGCGTTCGATGTATTCAAGTGTGAGTTCTCCGCCTTCGCCACTACGTTTTTTTGGCTCTCATCTTCTGGAGGTGAAATCTCGTTTGAAATCATTTCCATTATGCGAGTTATACCTCCCATATCTGTATCTACCAAATCACAAAAGGATTGTAAAGTGTAAGGACATTTTTCGCCTTTAGCTTTATAACCATGCTCGACACCTGTAAAGGCTAATTCAAGTGCTAATAATAGATCTTCTCCTAAAAGGGAAAGGTCACTTAATTTAAGTTTCCTCTCCCTTAGAAATGTACCTAACACATACATACCAAATTTAATCGGTATGGATGTGTTGGCGATTGTTATTGTTTTCATGTGTTAGGATTTAAAATTATGCTTTAGTTGTCTTCACGATGGCTCCTGTAACTTCAAATGATGCTGAATAGCTAACATTCTCTTCCACGCCTGCGTTAAGGTCTAATGATGTACAAATAGCACTCATTGTGTAAACGTTATCGCCTACAACGTCGGTAGTAAATTTAATGGTCAATGCCGTGCCAGCTATTAAGTCGCTGAACAAGTCATCGAACAAATAATTAGTAGAAGCATCTCCCGGGCCCGCGTATAACGCCTCCGTAGAAAGGGTTCCAGATAACTGTCCTTTCTTAACTTCTCTCCATCCACCCGATGCGCTATCTTTTGTAAGAATTTCACGCATAGCAGATGAAATATTCATTTGGCAGGAAGTTGCGTAACCTATCGCAGTGCTATCTTTGTATAGTCGCATCAACGTACCATTAATAATGCCAGTAGTTGCCATGTTTATTTATTTTTTTGTTTAGTAATTTTTTCTTCATCTGCCTCGTCTGCAAAATATGAGTTAGGCACTGGAATAGGAATATAGATTGGGTCTTGCTGAACTTGCTCTTTCTGTGGCATTTGTTCAACGACAAAAGATTCATCAAGTAGTTCTGCAATGCCATCCTTTATCATTTGTTCGCCATATTCAGAAAGAAAAACGCCTACTTTACCCTGCTCTTTCCCGTTCCATTCTTTTAAAAGTCTTAATTTCATCTTTTCATTTTTACCATAAAATCAATACTCATCCAATATACGGATAATTCAGCATTAAACACCTGTGATGTAGCTGACATGTATTTTATACTTTGCACCTCAACACCTTCAACTGTGCCAACAAATCTGTCTAATCTATTTCTAATTAAATTAGCTAGGTTTTGTGTAATGTCATAATTTTGGGTATATACGTCAATTTGCAAATCAATTTCTTCTAAATTACTTTGTCCGTCTTTAAAATCAACTGGATTGCTATTAATAATAGAATAAACAATAAATGGATAGTCAACATTTTGAGGCGTAATATCTGGATAAATATTATTGCCTATAATGGCAGTTATATTTGAAGCCGTTGACAATCTACCATAAATAAGTTTACCTATCATATTTCCCAAAATTTACGCGGATATTCTTTTGCTACTCTTATTGCCTCTTGCGACATTTTTTGAATAACAGCCATTGAAGCAGCTCTTTCAGCTTTGTTCTTTACTTTTTTAACCCATCCCCTTGTATTCCCGTACACCATGTGCGCGTAAAATCCATCGGTAGTCATTTCATTGTCTAACTTTGCTCCTCTTCCTTGTACTTGATATAAAGGCCCAATTAAGGAAGTTTGACTTTTTTCTAAATTCTTTACGTCCGAAATAATTTTTATAGAACGTCGTAAATTTCCAGGACTAATACCATACATTAAACCTTGACCTTTAATATAATAATAATGTGGTTTTTTTGATACAGGTACAAAACTCCTATATGTCGCTAAGGCTACTGGTTCGGCAGCCTTTTGAATTTCTTTTCTTTTTTCAATAGTAATATTTTTCATTAAATTATCAAGCTCAACAACAGCTTCCGCAATGTTATAAATAGCAAATAAAACACCTTTCTTAGTAAGCTTTTTTTGTGTTTGAGATTGAAGCTTTCTAAGGTTGTTTAATTTTGATTGACTAATAAACATAATTAAACGGTTGCGTAACTATCAAAATAAAAACCTGTAAAGTCAATAAATCGCTTATCGTGACTTACAGTTAAATTTTTTACTTGATATACTTTGTTATTAAAAATAACTCTTGATTCTTCAGTGATACTTGAATTATACCTAATAGTAAATTCAATAACATTCTTAACGGTATTTTTACCCTCAATAACTGTTTCATTTGAGCGTGATAATTTACTATCAATATAAGCCCAAATGGTAGCTGTGTTCGTC